ATAGAACATAAATTTGATAGGTTCCAAAGAATCCAGTGTAGTCAGTGGCAGTCGGATCCAGAGAAAGATCAAAATATGAACTTGGTGCGCAATAAGGTATCTCGAAAGAAATGGTCTCGTTAGAATTAGCTGAGACCAAAATCGTTTCAAAATGTCCTGCAAGACAGTACATATCTGCATTGTTGCCAGAACCATAAGTGCTATTTGGATTCCAATGTGGTGCATAGACTACTAAGAGTTTTCCAGAATGAAAGCTAGTCGAATTGAGACGCATCTCAACTTTAACTGCCGACCTGAAATACTTAAATTTGCTAAGCTTTTCAATGATATTAGGAGATACCATTAAATCAGATGGATAATAGCCAGAATATAGTAAGGCACCAGTGAATTGTGTACCTGACCAAGTTATATTAGCAGTAAGGTAAGGTCTAGAAAGAACAGCCTTCATGCCTTGATCTGGATAAGGATCAGAATGATTATGAGCTTTAGTTATTTGTGCGTTCATAGTGGTTTTTGCAGTAACAGTATCACGGAAGGAGGTAAGTTCTTTAGTTTCTTGAACTTGAACTTCAACTACTTGACGATCTGTTAATTCACTATTCTTTTGCATTTGTATAGATGGAATTTTAAATCCTTTGATACGTTTCCTCAAAAGAGGAGTCACGTATTCAAAGTATCCAGGAGGACTAGGTTGTCCAACTGAAAAATTATCACCAGTACCAATGAATAGATTATAGTTATGAGCAAATGCAACACCATCACGTTGATAAGTAGTAAAGTTAACACAGGGTAACTCATATAATTCAAGTGTGTTGAATTGTGTACAAGCAAAAGGAAAGACACCATAAAAAGGGATCTCAGCTTCAGTAGCACCACGAAAGGTGGCCAATTGCCAGGTCATACCTTGACGATCAGCCCAAGTGTGGGAATCATCTTCAGCTGGACCTTCAGGGGTGACTACATAATTACTTAAACTCATTGCACACATATAATCGGAATCTTGAGACAATGCTTTATATCGGAAATTCCCTCTCTGGAACATGAATGAGTGCATAAATACATTAAAAAGAGTATTTGGGTAACCATAGTTGTATGGGGTCCAAGGATTAAATGAAAAATTCATAATAGTCGATGCGGAATCAGTAATATTTTGGATCAATGAATAGCGATGAAACAATTCTGTCCAACTCACAATTTCCTCACCTTGTAATAGACCTTCAGTAACGGACTGATGAGCATCAGAAAGTGGTTTGAAAGTCATAGTAAATTCTTCTTGTAAGGTCGTTTTACCTTGTACAACTGGGATTTCCTTCTTATTCTTCGTAAGACTTATTCCAGGGGTATATACATAATTTGTCCATAATTGTGTTGGTCGAGCTACTTGAAAA